ATTCTCAACAGCATCCATAACCATTTCTTCACGATATGTATATCGACTGAAATTTGTCTTGTGGGATAAACCTTCTGCAATCTTTAAAAAACAGACAGCAATGTAATCAGGAACAATTGGAATTGGGTCGCCACTTTGGCGTGCATCTTCGACAGCTGTGCAGTATTCAACAACTGCTGTTGAAAAGTCTTTATTGTTAACATAATGAATGCTTTGCTTTTTTGACATAACTAATCCTTTTATCCTTTAGAATAAAATATCACATAATTTGTTGATTTTCAACAGAAAAATATTGTATAGAATAATGTTTTTGCTGTTGACGGATTGAAAAATCCGGGTATAATCTAATAGCCGCCTTTGCGGTGGGTGCAATACTACTTGACCCAAAAACCAGTTCGAGCAGGGATCATAAATCCATCTGCATCATCATAGGACTCAATCCACTGATATCCATGAGCTTCATAGTGATCATGTTTGTGTTCAGAATCATCTTTCCACATAGGAATTATATGATCATACTGAGGATCTGGAGATTGTCTTAAATGGACTTCAATTGGTAAGTTTGCTTTAAACTCAACGTTAATGATTCCAACACCTGATAGCTCGTTGAATATTCTCGGAACCTCTGGTATATAGGTCGAGCGTTTCCACTCCATAAACTTGGAGAGATTAAACGGAAAGTTTACACCTTCCCAACAGCTAATAGGCTTCCAGGTCCCTTTTACATTGTGAACAAATTCATATGTAGCTGAGTAATGTTTACCCTTAATGTATTCACACCAGAAATATCCAGGTTCAACTTTAGACGTGTCGCCAGCTTTGATATGTTCTAATCTAGCGCCAACACCCATGCCAGATATGTTATAAATGGGTCTTACAACATAGGCGCCATCTTCATCTGGAGCAATGCCAGATGGACCACATTTATATTTCATTTGTTCAGCTAAGTATAGCTTATTGAACCATTTGTGGTGTTGTGGATATTTTTTCCACGCTTCTACATCTGTAGTAATCATTAGTGTAGCTTATCTTTGCTTCCTGGGAAGGTAATGATATTTTTTATTTCGCTACTGTCAGCGTCTGGATCGATACCCATACTTTGGATATCTTTTCTTAGTCTCTCAATCCAATTTTCAAGGTTTTCCTTTGTTTCTGCATCGTCGTTCAGTATTTTATTGGTTGATTTAATTACTTTCAAGTAATGCTCGAGAACCTTTTTTGGTGGTAGCCCTTCACCAATAACATGGTTAGAGTTAATTGTCAAAAAGACATCGTCACCTTCCTGTAACGTCATCCAAGGTCTAAATGAATAATACTTATATCCTTCTGCATTTGATAATGTTACACTAGAAGATATAATCTCCATTACATTTCTCACAACTATCTCGGCCTCATCTTCATCAGGCCACTCCATAACCTCACAAATAATTTCCTCACATGTGGTTAGCTTTAGTTGTATAATAGTACTATTTTTCATAAATTTACCTTTACAACTGTATAGTTGAATTGTTCTCTGTTATATATTTTGACTCTTTCAGCAGAGTGTAGTAGAGTAAAGTTCTTGCGTTTACCATGACTGAGGTCATCCGCTAAGTCGTAGAGTGTTGTAATTCTTCCATCGTCTGACTTACGTAATCCTCGACCTATTGATTGTAACACTTTTATTTGAGACTTGGATGGGGAGGCAAATATAATATTATGCAAGTTACGAATGTTAATGCCAGTAGAAAAAGTGCCGAGGCTAGCAACAATAATAGCGTTCTTTTGCTTCTCTACTATCTTACGTATAGCTTCTCTATCACTTGTGTCGACTTCGCCGGAAACAAAGAATACTTTTCTTCCGTCCTCTGCTTTAGTATTTATCAGGTCGTATAAAGGCTTACCATGCTTTTCAACAAGGTTAAATAGAACAAGAGTGTTGCCGTCAAGAGATAAAGCCAGATTGCGAATAAAACGATTACGCCCCTCATGTCCCACAATAAAGTCGATTTCAGTTTGGTAATCAGATTTTCCATGATTCTTTCTCTCATCCTCACTATAATTCATTAGCAGAACTTTAATATCTAAAGGAGCTAGTGTTCCATCATCCTGCAGAGTCTTTGTCTTTGTGACTTGATAGACAGGTCCAAATAAACCTTCTAGCACCAGCTTGTGAGTTTGCGTTCCGTCTAGCGTTCCTGTTAGACCTATACGGTATTTAGCTTCGGTAGCTTTGTTCATAATTGAGCTCAGTGACTTAGACTTAAACCCATGGCATTCATCTCCAAACACAGCGCCAAACTGTTCAAACCACCTTTTAGGAAATTTGTATATTGATTGCCAGGTGGAAATAATCACACGCTTGTTGGTTGTCTTATCCTTGCCAGAATATATTTTATGAACATGAGCTTCTGCATTCATTCCATAATCTTTGAAGTCAGAAAACAGTTGCTCAACAAGTGAGGTTGTCGGTACAATAATCAATACCTTCTCTTTGTCAGCAATCTCAGAGAGATAGTATCTCATAATTAGATAAGTAATATATGACTTACCGGAACCTGTTGGAGATAACAAAATTGCGCGAGATCTTTCTAGGGCTGTCTTTACTGCTTCTACTTGGTAGCTGTGGGGAGCAAACGGTAGAGAGGTCTCTACCTGTGTGTCAATCCATTGTTGGAAACTTTCAATACTGTTCGTATGAAGAGGTAATCCGTACTGAGGATGGGATTCGAACTCGACAGTGTACTTACGTTCTTCAGCAAACTTATGTAGATACAAAGAAAGTCCAGCGGAAATCTCGCCCGTCATGCGATTGAATAGTTTAATCTTACCATCCCAGACGCGATTCTTATACGCTGGCATCCATTTGTAGCCTGGAACATAAAAAGAGAAGTAGTCACTAAGCTCAGCAGCAATGCCAGGCTCAACGTCTACTTCTAACATAGCATAGTTACCTAATCTACAGCTAATATCAACCACCAGCTTCAAACACCTTCCATCGAATCATATTACCAATTGTCTGGTGACGCCATTTCAAAGCATCCACAATATCTGTCAATGTATTTATCATTGTCTTTAAATACTCAATTTTCAACTCAGATTCTTGAATCTCTTTATCTGAATTGTAATAATAATCCATCTCACCTTTGAGAATCTTCAACCCATCAAACGGATCGTATTCCCATCCCATTTGATCAATTTGTTCTTGTGACATTTTGCCGTTGTAATACAGCCACTTGTTCTTCAAAAGAACTTTTTGCTCCATCTCCGCTTTCTTGAGACGAAGTTTTGTTTGGGATAGAATGTTTAAGTATTTTGCGTGAAGCATGGGTGTTTGACGGGATGCTTCTGCTAGATCGCTACGAGAAATTTGGCAATCGATATTCCAGGCCTCAAGGACCTCTTCAAGCGTCTTCATAATATACTCCTTGATAGGATTAGCTCACAATAGTAAATTTGCTGAATCTAAAGGTAACAGGCACGATCACTGGAGTAACATCTCCAGTAGATGCTTCTAATGATACATCACCTAACATTGTAGGTATACAGTCTTGGTAGTGAATATTTCTTGTTGTGTTGTTGTGACTGCTTAAAATAGCAACAGTTATGTCAGCATATGTTGGCACACCTGATGATCTTTCAGAAGGAGCGATTTCATCTAGCTCTACAAGTCTATGCATCCAGTTATACAATTCTATATATGAGTTCATATTTTCATCAAGTAAGATGTTTGCAGTTAATTCACCGTAAGTCAGTTTATCAGCTGCAAATGGAACGTTGGTTATGCGGCGATATGGGACCTCAGCAGGAACAGCTGATAGAGATGGCAACATAACAGATTGACAGAAGAACTCAAGGTTCTTATAATGCTTTCTGTCCACAACCAGCTTGAACGATGTCGGTTGTAGCAAGTTAACATTGTTCAGGTCACTGGATGTTCCTCCAGCAGAAACAGTTGCGTTGGGGTTGAGTTGCGCCATAAAAAAATCCTAAAATTTTTGTAACTGCTTCTATTTATACGAAAACTTTTTTAACTTTTTTGTTCAGTCGTGTTGACTTTTACGGTTAGAGACATGATATTATATGTATAGGAAGAAGGAACACAGACATGATCACCATCTATCAGATTCAAATCACCGACCGTCAAGCAGATGATTTCAATGCGGGCATTTCGGTCCCTTCGATCGAAGCAAGCCGTAAGTTGATGTTCGGTTCCAAAGAGTTCACCCCTGATATGCTTCAGTACTTTACTCCTGTTTATGAGGTCTACACTGA